ACGTAGACCTACGCACCATAATTACCGAGTTTATAATGAATTTACTACCAGAAAAAAGAAAATCTACAAAGATTTCTGAAAAAGAAGAACTATTTCTACAGAATTTGTTTGAAAATGGCGGCCATGTGGTTGCTGCAGCAGAAAATGCTGGGTACACAAAGGGTTCTGCAGGATATTTACGTAGTAAACTAGCCGATGAGATTATAAAACGATCAAAAAACCTACTCGCTAGTGCTTCTGTGAAGGCTACCAACAGGTTAATTAGCATGATTGACAGCCCACAGATAGAAAGAGGGGATGATGTGCGTTTAAAAGCTGCCGAATCGCTGTTAAACAGGGTTGGGCTGGGTAGAGAGGAAACACATAACCATAATGTACAGGCATTACACGGAGTAGTCCTGTTACCACCGAAGAAGGGAATAGAAGTCAATGGCTGATACTTATCAACAACCACGTAATGCAGATAATAGTTTAGATAGTTATAGAGATAGAGTGCTTCTTGGAAAATCTCCTGTTAAAAGAGCAGGACCAAAAAGATTTATTAATAAATTTGATAAAGAGCAAGAAGGCATGTTAAGTTTTGGTGAGTATATAAATGGAGATTATATAACTGGAAGAATACATAAGAAAGATTTGCCAAAGTAAATGCCTTCACGTGGTCGCCCAAGAAAAGATCCTAATGCTCCAAAGGAATCTTATAACATTTCATCATTAGAACGAGCTAAGAGAGCAACTCGTAAAAAACTTGCAGCTGAAAGGCGACAAGCTAACAAGGCTGCAAAGAAAGTACAGAAACACAGACAAAATGCTAAACGTATTGAAAACACTGCCAAGAACCTGTCTAACGGAACTTCAAAAGTTGTGGACTTGGGTGATGAACTCAATTCGTTACAACCTGTATCTGATTTGGTCGATGATCAAGAAGTTATATTCAGACCTAACAATGGTCCTCAAGAAGAATTTCTATCTTCCTCTGAAGAAGATGTGTTATACGGTGGGGCTGCAGGAGGGGGCAAGTCTTTCGCTTTGCTTGTTGATCCT